GACACAGCAACTTTTTCCGTAACATTCAAAGCCAACAAAGGCAGTGTGACTTTCGGCGACTACACCCCATAATGCGATGGCAAGAGACTACATTACACTGACGGATAAAAGGCGCGTCGGCATTGAATGGAATATGAATGCCCTGGCAGATTATACCGCCAAGACTGGTAAGGAGCTGACAGATCTTGCCGTCACTAAAACAAATATCAGGGAGCTGAGAATCATTGCTCATTGTGCCGCTATCGAGGGCGAGCTGGCAGACGGCCGGGAACTCGGTTTAACCGAGGAGGAGTTCGGGCGACTGATGGGAATGAATGCTGTCATCGCCTTCGCGCAGATACTTAAGAAGCAGACCATGGGATCGCAGTCGGTGGCAGAAAAGAAGGAGGCAGAAGAGAAAGAGGCGGAAAAAAAAAGACCGGCTTTCCTTCATCTGAGGAGGATGGGATAGAGCTCGAGGGGATCCCGATGCTCACTTGGGCATTTATGAGGAGGTTTGCACTGGGATGCCTGGGATATACACCAGAGAGGTTCGCCAGGACAATAGTAGGAGATTTGATTGATGCATTGACAGGCTTTAATCAGAATGAGAGCGAGCGGATCAAGTCCCTGGCAGAGCTGATGAGGATGCACCTGTTCCTTCAGATCACGGAACATCCGCAGGGAAGGATAACGGCGATGGAACTTTGGCCACTGCCATGGGATGGTAAGCCACAAATAAAATACGAGGAGATCTCTGATGAAGAGAGAGAGAAGATAAACAAGTTTCAGGCAGACATACTTAACAAGATAAAGCCAGGCTGATGGGAACAGTTATCAGTAATCTGAAAGCACGTTTTGGCGTAGACACCGCCGAGTTCAAAAAGGGACTCAAGGACGGCGAACAGGCTGTTGAGGATTTCAAGGGTGCCGCTGATAATTCTATTAATGAGCTGGCCGACATATTTGGGATAAATATGGGCGCCGTTAATGAATCTGTAGAAACTGCGAGAAAATCGTTTAATTTCCTGGTGAGCAGTTTCCAGGCCGGCGCGGGTGGTGCCAATAAGTTTGCCATTGCGATGAAGTTGCTCAAGACAGCTCTCATCTCTTCTGGTATCGGTGCGCTGGTTGTAGCTCTCGGCTCGGTGGCAGCATATTTTACCAAGTCGGAAAGCGGAGCAGATAAGCTGGCAAAAAAGCTTTCGCAGATCCGTTCTGTTCTTGATAACCTGGTTGAGCGACTTGTTAAATTCGGCGGAGGGCTTGTTGATATCTTTTCGGGCAAGTTTCGTGAAGGCTGGGAGCAAATGAGGACTGCTTTCAATGGCATTGGAAAAGAAATAACTAATGACTGGAAGGAGGCCGGCAGACTCGCTGAAGCCGAAGATGCGTTAGAGGACCGCGAAATTGCACTGATAAATTCTCTTGAAGAGCGTCGCGCTAAGGTTGCAGAACTACGACTGCAGGCAAGGGAGGAACTCGAAGATCATGAGAAAAAAATAAAGCTTCTCATGGATGCTGAGAAACTAATCAAGTCAGTCTACGGTGATGAAATTAGTCTTGAACGTGAGCGATTACAGCTCATGAAAGACAGAATTGCTCTCAAGTATAAGGAGCCCAAGGAAGTACTTGCGTCATTAAACAGGGAAATTGAGGAACAGGAAGCTAAGATCAATTCCCTGATGCGAGCCCAGAGCGAAGAGCTAAAAGCTCTCTTGAGAGAGAAAAACAGCGCGATAAATGCAACAAAGAAAGAGCTTGAATTAAAGAAAGAGGAGTATAAGCTCTTTCAGGCAATGGTTAAGGATGCCAAAATAGCTGGCCCTTCCGTGGATTTGTCTAAGCTCAAAAGTGAGCTGGCTCAGGTAAATATGGCGGTCATTGAAACAGCGACATCCTTCCAGCAAAGCATCTCTGATGCTCTCAATGAAGCTTTTGCGCAAATGATATCAAATGTTGCATTTGTTCTCGGAGAGCTTGCTGCAGGAACTTCCGGCATTAAGAATGTGAGCCAGGTAGTTCTTAGCACCCTTGCCGATCTGGGCAACACTGTCGGAAAACTCCTCATTCAGGCAGGATTGGCCAGCCTGGCTCTCTTCCAGGCGCTTCAGTTCCCGAATCCTGCAACTGCTGCAGCTGCTATTGCTGCAGGTGCTGCTCTCATAGCTATATCCGGCATGATTAAAGGTGCAATGTCCAGGGCAGCCGGCGGCGGATCTGTCGCCACTGCAACGGCTGCAACCGGAAGCTACACCTTTGACACACGAAATATTGCCGGCATGAAGCAGGAAATGGAGATAACCGGCAAATTGACTGCAAGTGGAAGAGATCTCGTGTATGTTTTTAACAAGGAGGATCAAAGAATAAAAAGTACTATCGGTGGCCCACGTCGTTAAATATCAACTCCTGTGCAAGGGAAAGGATGGTGTCACATCAAGGATCGTGATCTCGGAGGATGGTTATTCCGGTGCTGAGATTAACCGTAATGTGCCGGCCAACCCGTTTCATTTGAAGAAAGACTCCGGAGAGGTCATTATAGGCACAAGCATTGAGTTCCTGATAAGAGAAGTTGTTGACTTCGAGTTCTTGTCATTCTATACCAATAACCCGAAGAAGTTCAAAATTGAATTCTACTACCCTTCTACCACACCGATCTGGTCAGGCTACCTGAATCCACAGCAATATGAGGTCCCCTACAAGCCCGGACCAACGAATGTCAGGCTACAGGCAACTGATGGTCTTGGTCTCCTCAGCGGAGAAAGCTTTACACTGACAGGCTATCAGACACAACTTGCCTGCATCCGTCATTGCCTTGATAAGATTGGTCTGGGACTGAATTACGCTATCGCAATAAACTTGTGGGAGATATCACATGATGATGACTACTGCCCGCTAACGCAGACGCTGGAGAACTGTGCTATGTACGCGGACATGAAGTGCAACGAAGTACTGGAAGCAATTCTTGGAAAGTATGATGCTACGATCACTCAGAATAAGAATCGCTGGGAGATCCTTTCATACAAAGACAAGAAATCTGCCCGTCTGATATATACTTCCGCGGGTGTCTATTCAACCACTGAAGCTTCACCAACGATCCTGAACCTGACAACTTTGAAAACTGGCAATAATGTGCGGCCGGTTGGATTTCTTTCACTTTCACTGCAACCTGGCGGCAAGCGTGTCAGGATATCAAGTGACTATGGTCTGAAACCTTCTATCCTGGACAATTATAAGTTCGAGAATTATAATTTATCAACACTGTCCTTTCCGTCCTGGAGTAATAATGGATCTGTCAGTGTTAATCCAAGAAAGAAAGACGATCTGAGCTATGCTTTTCTGTCTGGTTATTCTGATACTGATAATGACTACATATATCAATCGGTTAATGTAGTCAAAGGATTGAATCAGGACTTTAAATTTTCGATTGATGTCTGTCCAACCGGTATGATCTGGTCATCAATGTCAAATCCCAGGTCAATCAATCTGACGGTAAGATTCCAGGTTCGGCTGGTTGCAGGGAGCACAACTTATTACCTGGCTACAACCGGGTGGAGCACGACACCTGGTTATGTCTCGCAGGAACTTGCATCAGCAATGTATCCTGGTGATGTGACCTGGACAAGGATTTCAATCATTACTGGAGGTATTCCTGCATCAGGGACGATGACCGTTCGTCTGCAAAGGATTCGGGCTTCATCATTTGGCTCGAACATATCCGGAGTCGGCGTTGCTTTTGCATTGCCATCACCAGCATTCCTCTTTCAGAACAGAAGTTTTATTACCGGCTTCGATGACACTGCAAACTTTACTGGCAGCTCTGAGCCTGCAGATTTGAGAGATATCGAGATCCATGGAGCTGATGTACCGGTGTATGATAATGCTGTCAGGATGTACGATAGGGCAATGAGGCTTAGTTCCGGATTGCCCACAGTGTCCTGGCGATTTTCTCAGTCTGATACCGCATATAGCCTGATCGGCGCTCTGGTCAAAATGTTAGCTAGCCGCAATCATGTGCCCAGGCAAGTATTGCGTGGAACAATCCGGGGAGCTAATCTCACGATGGCAAGCATAATCAGGGATGCATACAACAACAACCGTGAGTTCGAGATCGTTGAATGTAGCTGGAATGTTTATGCGGGTACCTGGGACGTCACTCTCGTGGAGTTCATTCCATATACATCGCGAGCTGTGAATTTCGACTCCGGAGTCAGTCTGGGCAATACTGCAAATCTCACAGTTGATAGCGTCACTCCGGCCTCTACCTCATTAACGGCAGGCCAGGAGAGTTCCTTCTCGGTTAATGTCGAAAATACAGGAGATTCAAGCGGATGTCAGTCTGTTGAGTGGAAGGTGGTCAACGGATCTGATGTGACACAGAGTTCAGGTACAGTGACCTCGGGCATCATAATCGCAGGCGGTGATGCTGACATTGAAATACCTTTCACCGCGCCGACTTCTACTGGCACTTACTACATTAAATGTAAGATATCAACTGATACTACCTGGGTGAGCAGTACGGCTCTTACTGTATCATCGGCGCCGGCAGTCACTATTAATAGCATGAGCGCGATACCTGATGGATCGTCAGGTACAGACATATATGTATCCTTTAATGCTACGAATTCCGGAGGTCCCGGCAATAAAACAATTTACTGGGAGATCCGGAATCAATATAATCATGTAATGGATAGCGGATCTCAGGTAGTTTATATAGCATCCGGCACAGCTTATTATGCGCTGAATGGCTTGACATATCCACCTCCGGGCGTGTCTAATACAGTGCGTATAGGACTTTCCATAAACAACCTGAACATAGTATCGAATGAATTTGAAAGCTTACCAACATAAATAATAAAATGGCAACAAAAGTTCCAGGATATGCATTGGCAGTGAAGATCGGAGACAAAATAATTCTCGGTCTTGTGACGTCTGGCTTTAAAGATAAACCCAGCTATGAGGAGATATTGCATAAGGAACATGCCGGAGTGCCGGATGAAGAGTTGGAAAATTCAGCACGCGAGCTTACCTGCAGTGGTCAGACCTACCGTCGGACCTCAGCTGAGGTGGATGATTATGAAGATTACGAAACCATCCGTGAAGCTGCAGCTGCAGGGGTTAACATAGCATTTAGTTACTATGATCCACAAACAGAAAATGAACATATCAGTGGAGTAGGTAAAATAATTGACTTCTCTGAGGATGCAAATTCAAAAGACATTGGGACGTATTCATTTACAATTAAAGAGGTTTTAGGTTCAAGCACTATTGAGGATGATGATTGGAGTTCATATTGCACTCCACAATGGTTAGCATTAAAATTACAAGAGGATATTAGCATATGGAATAACATTGACAGTATTTGGCTCTTTGCCAGAAGGACAGATACGGACAATTATCTGACTGAATTAAAAGGAAGCGGAAGAAACGCTACTAAACAAGGGACTGGAAATCTATATTTTGACAATCAATATGGTGTATTTGCGGATGGCAATACTGCGCTAAATCTCAATCATAACCCTAATGTACACAAATCGGCACTCGCCTTAAATTCTGCCAGTATTGGCTATTATGTGGTTGACGAGATTTATGGATCAGCAGCTGTAGTTGGTGTTTATGATGGCTCTTCATACCTGTTTGGCGGGATAAAGAATTCTGTGAATGGACGATTAAATTTTTCAATCAATTCGCCTGGAATTAATTATAAAATGCCGACATCATCACAAGGCTTTATTTTGATTAATAAAGATGAAAGCACTGAGGAATTATTTATCGAAGGTATTTCTTTAGGCACTGCTACTAGGGCTTCAACAGCCATTCCTAACAAAAACATCTGGGCGCTACTTTTTAATAATAATGATGGAGCTATACCTTCTAATGATCCAACTTTAGCTAGGCTTGCAATGATATTGATAGGAGGAAAGTGGACCTCGTCTCAGGTGTTAACTTTAAATGCAATATTTCAGGAGTATTTTACAGGAATAGGAACAACTGATAGGAAGTGGCTGCGATCTACACCACAATTGAATTATAAAAAAACTCAATGGGTAACTGTCTATCAAGATGGAGACAGAATCTTAGCAAGAGCATATGGCCGTATGAGGTATTCTAATGACAAGGGACAGAGCTGGACTAATTATAACTTTGTTAATGCTGGCCAGGTCGCATTTGGCTACATCTGGGATAACGGGAATATTAATTTTGCAACATACAATAAAGTCTATTTTTCAAGTAATGGTTTATTGACAGTATCAGAACTTACCGTAAAGGATGTTGACGGAGTTACTGACTATATTCCTCATACTCCA